ATGTGGGTGTTGCGTATCCCGTTTGGTTTGGGTTATGGTGGCGCATGGAATCTGATTATCAAGTCGACACCTTATGTGCCGTATTGGGTTTTAGTCAATGATGATGCTTGGTTTGAACCAGGCGCGTTGAAACGTATTGCTAACAAGGTTGATACGTCGGCCTTGAACTTTGTTGAAGTGTCACCTAAATGGTCGTGTGTAGTTTTTGGTGAAGGTGCCATTGAACGTGTTGGTTTGTTTGATGAAAACTTTTACCCTATCTATTTTGAAGATAACGATTATGAACGTCGTTATGATGCAGCTGGTTTAGTGTCAACTTACATTGATGCTGTTGTGCACCATGACAACAGTTCAACGTTGGCTTCAGGGTTTCATAAACAAAACGATGTGACGTTTGGGCGTAACCATGTTTACTATCAAACCAAAGTTGATGGCAACGATTTTAGCCAGGGTAATTGGTCGTTGAAAACTAGAAGGTTGAACCGGTGGGATTGATTTATACGGGCGGTACGTTTGATTTGTTTCATGCTGGCCATGTCGAGTTTTTGAAACGGTGTGCCACGTTTGGGCAAGTCACAGTTGCTTTGAACACCGATGAGTTTATTGCTGATTACAAAAAGAAACCACCGGTCATGTCGTATGTGGAACGTGCCAGTGTTTTAGAAGCGTGCCGTTACGTCAACTTTGTTATGCCTAATTATGGTGGGGCTGATTCGACTAAATCGATTGAGATGGTTGAACCTGATCTGATTGTTGTTGGTTCGGATTGGGCGCGGCGCGACTATCACAAACAAATGGGTTTTACGCAAGATTGGTTGGATGAACGTGGTATTGGGTTGGTGTATTTGCCGTATACAACTGGTATTAGTTCCACTGAAATCAAGGCACGTTTAGCGCGGTAAACTTGTATCATGGCTATCTCTAATGGTTACTGCACCTTAGCAGACGTAAAAGCTTCTTTGCGTATTTCGGACACGGTTGATGACGCTCTCATTGAGATGGCGGTCGAGTCTGCTTCACGCTTGATTGATACTTATTGTGCGCGCACGTTTTATAACATGGGTACGGCTACAAGATATTTCTCAGCGCAAGATGCATACTATTGCCCTATCAATGACATTCAGTCGGTGACTACTTTGAAAACGGCTGTGAATTCTAACGGTTCTTTTGATGTGACTTGGGCGGCTGAAGATTTTCAACTAGAACCTTTGAATGGGTTCGCTGATGGTGTCACAATGCCTTATACGGGCTTGCGTGCGTTGTGGAAGTATTTGTTCCCAACCATTGGTGAAAACGCTTTGGTGCAGGTTACAGGCGTTTGGGGTTGGGCTTCTGTACCTATCAGTGTGAAACAAGCTACCGTTATCCAGGCTTCACGCATTTTCAAACGTAACGATTCACCACTTGGTGTAGCAGGTTTTGGTGACATGGGCGTGTTGCGTGTTGGCCGTTCACTTGACCCTGACGTGCAACAACTTATAGACCCATACCGTCTTGTAAGAAACTTTGCATAATGGCAACTATCAACCAAATCCGTCAAGGCATTATCGACAACCTAACAACTATTTATGGGTTGCGTGCTGCCGCTGTTGTACCCGAAACACCTAACCCACCGGTCGCTATTGTGGAACTAAGTTCGGGCGCGTATGACACAACGTTTGGGCGTGGCTTGGATAGTTGGCAATTCACTGTGACGTTAATTGTTGGTCGTTCAGATAACCGTGCTGCACAAATTTCGTTGGATGAGTTTGTGGCTTCATCAGGTGATCGGTCAGTCAAACAAGCGATAGAATCTAATAAGACACTCGGCGGTTTCGCAAGTGATTGCCGTGTGACAAATCTGAACAGCTATGGGCAGATTACTCTTGGCGATACAACCTACTCAGGTGCTGAATTTGCAGTCAGTGTCTGGGCTAACTAAAGGAAAAACATAATGGCAAAATTCGTAGCGACGGACTTCAAAGTTACTTTGAACGCAACCGACCTAACTTCATCACTTCACGCTGTAACGCTAGACGTTTCTTCTAACGAAGTTGAAACAACTAGCTTTGGTAACACTTACAAAACTATGGTTGGTGGACTAATTTCTGGTTCAGTTAAACTTGACTTCTACCAGGACTTTGCTGCCGGTTCAGTCGACGCGACTATCTGGCCTTTGGTTAACACTGTAGGTACTGTTACCATCACCCCTACCAGTGGTACTGTTTCGGCTACCAACCCGAAATACACCGCTATTGTTCTTATCAACGCTTACCAACCGATTGCTGCTAACGTTGGCGACTTGGCTGCATTCTCAGTTACTTGGCCGTTGGCTGGAACTGTTACACGCGGAACCGTATAAGCATGAAAATCAACCTACGCATTGATTTCTTGGATGGCACTTCAAAAGAAGTTTCTTGTTTGGCTTCAGACCTTGTAAAGTTTGAAACCAAATTTGACATTTCAGTTGTCGAGTTGGAAAAGAAAACACGTTTTACACACCTACTGTTTTTGGCTTGGTGTGCTGAATTTCGCACTAAAGCTACAGCGTTAGATTTTGATGCTTGGACTGAACTCGTTTCGATGATTAACCCGTCGGAGATTGACCCAAAATAAAAGGGTTGGGTGAGAGTTCGGCGCATTGGTTTGTGGCTGCTCTTGCTTGTGAAACAGGGATTAGCCCGCGTGAGTTGTTGCTGTTAGATGAACGCATGTTGTGGACTATGGGTCGGTATTTGGTCGCTAAGAATACTGCAAATTGAGAGAAGCCATCCTTTGGGGTGGCTTTTCTTGTTGGCGGTAGAATTGGAAAGATTAGGAGTTTGGTATGTTGAACGTCATTTTGGAACAGCGTGTGACTAATGGGTTGACTGTTAGTGATGCTCGTGAGTTGCAGAAACGTTTGAAAGCTATTGATCCAATGTTGCGTACACAACTTGTGCGTGATGTAAAAACGATTGGTAAGCCGATACAAGTTGCTATTAAAAACAATTTGTCTACGTTCACACCGTTGTCTGGTATGCGCTCTAACGGGCGTATGGGGTTCAATCAGGGCAAACCGTTCAACTCGACTACGTTATCGTTTCGCACTAGGTCGTCGCGTAATAATGCTGTTACGTCTTTGGTTAGTGTTCGTACAAACAGCCCGTTAACTTCTGTGGTGGACATGGCTGGTAAGTCCGGCAGGTTTATTGGTAAAGGTGCCAAAGCTACACCAGGTTATGCGCGTTCGTATGAACGTAATGGGCGTACTATTCGTGCTAAACAAAATGGGCAGGGGCAGGGTTTGATTCGCCAACTTGGTAAACAGGCTTCTAGGTTGGTGTGGCCGGCTGCTGAAAAATCTTTACCGGCAGTTGAACATGGTATCAATCAAGTTCTTATACGTGCTTACAAAATTGTGAATAGGAGTTTGTAATGGCAATTATTGTTCCACTAAAATCCGTTTTTGATAATAGCGGTATCAATAACGCCACAAAGTCTTTGAAGGGTTTTGCTAAAATTGCGGCGGCCACCGTTGGTGTTGCTGCTGTTGGTTCTTTTTTGGCGGCTTCTGCTAAAGCGGCCACTGAAGATGCTAAGTCACAAGTCATGTTGGAACGTCAACTTAGAGCTACGACTGGTGCGACGACTGCACAAATTGGTGAAGTCAATAAAGCGATTGCGTCGATGGAACAAATGTCGTCGGTTGCGGATGACAACATTAGACCGGCTTTTGCGCAGTTAACTCGTGCGACTGGTGATGTGGGTAAAGCTACTGAGTTGACTCGTTTGGCTTTGGATGTTTCGGCTGGTACTGGTAAAGAGTTGTCAACGGTGACGATTGCTTTGGGTAAGGCTTATCAGGGTAATACGGCTGGGTTGGCAAAACTTGGTATCAATGTTAAGGGTTTGAAAGACCCTATGGGTGCGTTGCAGAAACAGTTTGCTGGTGCTGCACAAACGGCTGCTAATGCTGACCCGTATCAACAAATGGCTTTGGCTTTGGACAACATAAAAGAATCTGTTGGTGCGGCGTTGTTGCCCGTGTTACAGCAGTTTGCTCAATGGTTGGTTAGTGTTGTTCCACAGATTCAAGACTTTTTCAAACAGCTTTTAGATCCGACTACAAAAGTTGGTGCTCAGTGGAAAGTCTTTAGCGATATCGTTTCGGGTTTGTTTATTTTTATTACTAACAACATTGGTGTGTTGTCTACTTTGGCTGGTGCGTTAATTGTTTTGCAGGGTGTGACTCGTGGCGCGGCCATAGCACAAGCTTTGTTCGATGTTTCTTTGGGTGCGTTTAATCCGGTGTCTTTGGCTATTGGTATTGCTGTTTTGGGTGTTGCTATTGGTGGCATTATTTGGCAATCTAACGATGCGGCTAACGCTATATCCAACTTACAAAAAACAACTGAAAACGCTAAGTTCAAACCGGTCACTGTTGAAGCTCAAGCACTGGCTGATTCTGCAAGCACTGTAGCCACGGCCATGTCAATCGTTTCACAAAGACTTGTTGATCGTAATATCAACCCGTGGTTTTACATGTCAGACCATTCTAAGGAATGGAATAAAGCCGTTGATGATGAAGTGGCGCGTCTAAATAAATTCAATGACGCACAAAAACTTGCTAACGCTAAAGCTGTTATAACTCACCAAGAAGGCCGTGCTACACCAATTATTAAACGACCTGAAACTGTTGCTGCTGAAGCGGCTGCTGTTGCTGATAAAGCTCAAAAGTTGAAAGATGCTGCTAAGGCTGCTGCACAGAAACTTGCTGATGCTAAAAAAACTTTGAGTGGTGCTGTAAAAGATTTTGTTGATTCTTTGAAACCGGCTGAGTTGTTGCCACGTCAAGTTGGTGTGATTGAAGCTGGTGTGGTGTC